AATACTGGCGATGCGGACCGTGACCGCACCGGCGTATTCCTTCAGCATCGTGTAGATCTCTGCTGCAGCAAAGACATTCCCGCCCGGAGAATTGATCCAGACCGTCACATCCCCATCCTCAGCTTCGAGGTCTTCGCGGAACATGGCAGGCGTGATCTCATCGCCCCAGAAGTTATCGTTGTCGATTGGCCCTTCGAGGCGAAGGACCCTGCCTCCGCTGTCGTCGTGTATCCAGTTCCAAAATTTCTTCATTTCTTCCTCCTGTTATCTGGCGCGGATTCCGCTGCCGTTTTGATCGCTGCTTTCCCGGCGTCCTCCAGCTTGACGTAGCCGCCGTTCAGGTAATAATCGTCGCCGCCTTTTTCTGCCGGAATGAGGTCCATGTTTTCGAGGCGATGGATATCATTCGGAGACAAGAAGCCGTTGCTGATGCCGGTGGCGTAGCCCTGCATCCGGGACTGGTAATCGCCGCGCAGCAGCCCATCCACATTGAACTTCGGGAAATACTCGTCCTGCTCATCAGGCAGCAGCAGGTCCTTGATAATGGCCTGCTCGAAGCGGACCAGCCAAGGCGTCAGGGTATGGACCACAAAGTCGATGCTCTGGTGCTCGATGTTTGAAAACGTCGCGTGCTCCAAATCCTGCACCATGTGAGGCGGCACCCGGAAGATGCGACAGATCTCGTTGACTCCGAACTGCCTCGTGGAGAGGAACTGGCTGTCCTCCGGAGGCAGGGAGATCGCTTTATACTGCATGCCCTCTTCCAGCACGGCCACCTTGTGCGCGTTGTTGGGACCGCCATATACATCGGACCAGTTCTCGCGGATTTTCTCCGGGTTTTTCAGAACGCCCGGATGCTCCAGAACACCGCTCGGCTGTGCGCCGTTTTTGAAGAAGGCGCTGCCGTACTTCTCCACGGCCAGCGTGGTGCCGAGGCTGTTCTTCATCATGGCGATGGGGGAGAAGCCCACCAGTCCATTGAAACCAAGGCCCGGAACATGGAGCACCTCGTCGTAGCGGAAGTAGATGTCCTTGTTTTTCTCGCCGGGTTTCTCATCGGTGTAAGCGTGGTAGATATAATAAATCTGCCCTTTCTCATCACGATCGGTCTCGACGTATTCCGGCAAAAGCGGATACAGCGCCATGATGTTGTTTCTGCCGTCCCGGATGATCTGCGCGTAGCTGTTTCCCCACAGGAGCAGATGCGTCATCATCGTCTCCCGGAAAGAAAAGCTCGTCATTTCCGGATTGGGCTGCCGGTACAGCAGCTTATACAGCGGATGATCCACAGCGCGTTCCTTCGCATTGGAGCCGTCCTTCATCCGGTACAGATGCAGCGGAAGTCCTGCCACCGTCTCGGCCAGAAGCCGGACGCAGGCATAGACCGTCGCGATCTGCATGGCAGATTTCTCATCCACCCTCTCGCCGGAATCGGCCCGTCCGAATACAAAGGTCTGCCCAGAGTCGCGGACGTTATCCGTCACCTCCGGGAGCGCAGGAGCATCCCGTGGGCTGATGCCCAGCCATTCAAAGAATCCCATATTGGTCCCTCCAGACATTGAAAAAGGACCGCCCGTCTGCCGGGTGGCCCTCGCACTTTTTCACGATATCAGTATAGTACATTTCTCAAGGAGAATTTTATCCTGTTTTGGACACCCGATCAGAAGACCATGAGGCCGCGCTCGTCATAAACGCTGCTGGTGTTTTCATGGCGGATGCACCGGTCCAGCGCCATGATCGCAGCCACGATGCCGTCGATCTTTTCCGGCGACTTGGCCTTGGTGCATTTGATATTCCCGGCAGGGTCCGTGTCCACCACGACGTTTCCGCTCATCCAGCGCATGACCGGATGGCCGCCGTGAATGATCCGCCCTTCCATCAGCAGCTTATAGAACTCCTTCGTCGGAGGCGACATGTCCTTGTAGCCCTGACCGAACGGAACGACCGTAAAGCCCATGCCCTCAAGGTCCTGCGTCATCTGCACAGCGCCCCAGCGGTCGAAAGCGATCTCAAGGATGTTGTACTGCGTGCCCAGGTCCTCGATGAACTTTTCGATGAAATCGTAATGGATCACGTTCCCCTCGGTCGCGTTCAGGTATCCCTGTTTGTACCAGACGTCATAGGGCACCGAGGCCCTGCGGACCCGGATCGGAATGGTGTCCTCCGGTATCCAGAAAAACGGGAGCATCACGTATTTTTCTTCCGGCGTGCGCGGAGGGAACATGAGCACGAAGGCCGTGATGTCCCCGGTACTGGAAAGGTCCAGCCCGCCGTAGCAGTCGCGGCCTTTGAGGGAGTCCAGGTCGATCGGCACATTACCCAGATCGTAGATCTGCTCCGGGATGAAGCGCGTCAGGGACGACACCCACATATTGAGCCGGAGCTGCTTGAATACGTTCTCCTCCGCAGGATTGTCCACGGCCTCCTGAAACATCTCCCGGACGCGGTCAATCTGGATCGTCTGGCCGAGGGACGGATTTGCCTTGTACCAGTTTTTCTCATCGGTCCAGTCCTCATCGTCGGCAAGCCCGTACACCACCGGGTAGAAGGTATGGTCGATCTTCCGGCCCGCCATGATATCCAGCGCCTTGGTATGCAGCTCATAGCAGATGCTTTCCTTATCCGTGCCTGCGGTCGTGATCAGGAAGTACAACGGCTGCTCCCTGGCATCACCGGAGCCCTTGGTCAGAACGTCGTATAGTTTCCGGTTGGGCTGCGCATGGACCTCGTCCAGCACCAGCCCGGATACGTTCAGGCCGTGTTTGGTCCCGACCTCTGCGGAAAGCACCTGGTAGAAACCGGCATTCGTGTAATTCACGATCCGCTTGGTAGCGGCAGCAACCTTGGACCGCTTATACAGCGCCGGTGCCTTTTCCACCATGCGTCTGGCCACATCGAAAACGATAGACGCCTGCTGCCGATCCGCCGCAGCACCGTAGACCTCCGCCGCAGGCTCCCCATCGGCATAGAGGAGGTAGAGCGCCACCGCTGCCGCCAGCTCGCTCTTTCCATTTTTCTTTCCGATCTCCACATAGGCCGTGCGGAACTGCCGGTGGCCGTTCTCATCCACGACACCGAAAATGTCCCGGATGATTTGTTCCTGCCACGGCAGCAGCCAGAACGGTTTCCCATCCCACTTGCCCTTGGTGTGCTTCAGGTTCTCAATAAATGTAACGGCCCGGTCTGCCTTCGCCTCGTCATAATGGGAGGTCGGAAGCATAAACCGGGTCGGCTCATAGTTTTTCAGTTTCGGATAGTTCTTCGGTCGTTCCCTCGGCATCACGCATCACCTCCCAGCAGCGCTTCGAGCTCATCCTCTGTGCCGCCGCCGAGAGTGTCCGCAACGATACGGGAGCGGGATGCCGGTGTCAGGCCGAACTGCTCAGCAAAGCGGTTCATAACCTTCAGGTAGGTCTGCGCAATGGATACCTGCGGCACCTGCTGCCAGTACCCGGACGGCGTTTTCACGATCGTCCCGTGCTGGGTGATGAACTCCTCAGCCTCTTTCCATCGGGCATACGCTTGACAGTAACCGGCGAAGGCCGCCATATCCACTTCGGTAAGCACGCCCATGAGCTCCATCTTCTTGGCGAGCCTGCGCCATTCCTTTTTGGCTTCCGGCTCCAGCCACTTCGGACAGGAGGGTGCCTTTTTCTCTGGCCTCGGCTCTTTATCATTCAGTTTCCGTTTTCCCGGATTGCCCTCCAGCTCCTTGATCGCTGTCGGCGTGGGCTTCCTTCCTCTGGTCGCCATCACTTTCTCCTCCTTCCTCAACTTCTATAGGACAGAGCACAGATGGATCATTCACCATTGCGTCATATGGCAGCTCGTGCCTGTCGATTAAAAAAATGACAGCCATATGATCACCCCCATCTGGCATAAAAAAACAGACCCTTTCGGATCTTCGTCATAACGAGGAACACAGCCTCTCGGCTGCATCCCTGTTGGGTTTTCTGTTTTTGTCAGCCCCTGCCGACGTTCCTTTGGATCTTCTTGGCCCGCTCCAGCGCCTGCCGGAGCAATCCCCGAATCTCCTTCATGGCCTCCGGGTCGTCCCACTTGGCTCCGACCGGATCGTACCGGATGCTCTCAAGTGTGCTGAAAAGCTCCGAGGCTAAGGAATCCGCATCGTCCGTCAGGGTGTACAGGGCTTCCTCGATCTGGTTCATGGTCGGCCCCTCCTTACTGCTGCATCGCCCAAGCGATCGCGTGGCCGTCATCCTCGAACTCGACCTCGCTGGCTGCGGCCAGCCCGATCGTGCCTTCGCAGGTATGGTCGTCGGTCAGGAATTCGTAGGTGGCCCCGAAGTAGCAGGGCTTGTTCTTTCCGTTGTAGTAGTACCCGGCCAGCAGGACCTTGTCTCCAAAGTTCAGGACCTTGCTCCAGCGGCATTCGAGGTCTTCTGGCGTGGTAGGATTCGGCAGTCTGTAGGTTCTCATCGCTTCGTTGATCGTCATGGTTTTGTACCTCCGTGTGTGTTTTCCCCTTCGGGTACTGTATTAATCACTCTAAACCGGAGATATAGCAAGTTATTTCTCCCGGATGCGGGCACATATATGTGACAAGAATCAGCAGCCGGAATTGTGCACATTTCTACGAGCAAAAGGCCCCTCTCAGGGCCTCCTGCCGGGTAGCTGCCTTACTCGTTAAGCAGGTACCGGTAGGTTCCTTTCGGATTCTGGGTGGTCTGCTCGTCGTCCAGGAGCCGGAGGGTCGCATCGAAGCGCCGCTTCAGTTCCTTCCGGATCAGGCGCTGTGCCGTTTCCCGGTCCTTCTGGTTGATCCGCTGGGCCTCCCAAGCGTAAGCCTCGATCAGCTCCTCGGTGGTCCAAAGCCTGTAATCGCAAATCCCTTCTAACCTTGCTCTGTTTGCCATGTGTCTGCCCTCCTTATGCTCTTTCAACATCCACCAGCCAGCTGGCTTCCGGGTGGGCCTCGCCGGTGGCTTTCTCGATCCGCAGGCTTTCTTCGTCGATGTAGTGCAGGTGCTTGCCGACCTTGATGAACCGGATGCCTTCGTATCCCGGAACGTCGGTGCGCAGGACCCGTGCCGTGCGGCTCTCGCCGTCGTAGCTCTTGCCATCCCAGCCTCCGAAGGTGAAGGTAACCGTCTCGCGGGTCTT